CAAAACTTTTTCGCCACCTTCCATAGTTGTAAACTTATCACCATACAATGCTTCAAAATCTTTGAATGTGAATCCAATACTTTCAGGACCAACAGAAGTCTCACTAACCCACTTAATAGTAGATAAAGGAATTGTTCTTTGTTTTAATTGGTCTTCCCATTTACCTATAACTTCTTTAGCAATTTCACCCAAGTTAACACCTTTTAATTCTCTTTCTTTTTTGAATGGATTACAAGATGCTTGAACCAATCCCATTGGCCATGCCATAATTAAAAAATCAGCATCAGGATTGTTTCTGAATGGTGTATATCTATCATAAGAACCAGGTTTAAACATGCTACCACCACCATATTGAAAAATAATATTATCACTGACTCTTGGATAATTTTTCATTTTTTCTTTATAGTCCTCAGCGTTTTTCTGTAATTCTTCAGGTTTAGCTGCGTTGGTTCTTTTCATCCAATCTTTAATGTTATTTAAAATAGACATTAAAGATGGTTCTGAATCCATAACTAATGATTCCAAAAACCCTGGTTTATTTTTAAACGCCAATAATAACTTATTAATGACCAAACCTAATAACATTTTATTCTTTTGAAGTGGCTTGTCCTTGTCTAATCGATAAATGTAATTAACCACCTCATCAGGTGTAATGTCATATTTAGCGTAATCAGCAGAATCAACCGTATTAATTAATAAAATATCTGAAGATGGAAACAAATCTTTTGGTGATACCACTTGAGATATTGTTTCTACGTTTGAACGAGCTCCTCTAAATTGTTTTGAAGTACCCTTTTCAACTCCCACTTGTTTGTCGTGGTGGTCCGTATGAATTACGAACATTGGCTTACCGTGAGCAAAGTCCACAAGAACTGGCATCACATCTCCCTGTGCATCGTTCTTTTTAACTGCGAATTCTTTGTCACCGTATTGGATTATGTGAGCATCTACTACATCAATACCATTGTCTTCAAGGTATTTTTTCATTGCGATTGCAGTCGTCACTCCATCCAAGTCTTGGTGGAAGTATATTTCGGCCTTAGAATATCTTTCCTTTAACGCTGAAATATCTCTTATTCCTGTTTCTTTTAATAGTTTTTTCATTAATCCATTCCAAGAAAATGAGCTCCCTTCACAAAAATATCACCATAATCGGAAACACATTGTTTGAACATCTCTCTATCTTTATTTGGCATTTTGTTCATAGTATCTTCACCCCAAACTCCGTCAGTAGGATATACACCAATTTTTGACTGATAACTGTGTATTGCTTGTGCTGTTTTAGAGTTTGGATAATTACCAATACTACCGTCTATTTTTAATGATTGACCTGAATCATCTTTAATCCCTTTTTTGTTGAGGAAGCATTGAATACCTTTTTTATAATCACCTTCTTCTTGTTCTGCAATCACTCGTTTAACAATTCTTGTTAAATCTGATTCAGTTAGTTTTATAATTTTTTGTGCCATGTTAGAATTTTAAAGTTAATAAGTATTTTAATTGATTAATGTCACCTAACATTTCATCTCTAAGGTTAAGTAAATCAGTATCATATCTTGGGTCTAATTGGTCTGTCATTGAAACTAAAAATTCAGTGATTCCGTCCATAAAGTTTTGAACACTTAAAGATTTAATATCTTGAAACATAATACTAAACTCCCCATCAAACTCAGGTCTGCCGTATTTACCCATCATAGTCTCAGTAAATTTATCTATAAGGTCGCCTAAACTATCATATATCCCACCATAAGCTCGATGCTTAGCATCTCCAAATGTTTGCCAATGCAAAAATCTAAATTGATTTTGTATTTGGACTAATTTTAAAATTAATTCTTCTTTCATTTCTTATATATTATATTGCCATTAAGGCCGCATTTCTTAATTGTCCACCAAAAATATCCGACATAAATCCTTGAATTGGGTCTGGTCCACCACTTGACGATGAAGGACTAGATGAAGGTCCTGATGATTGTCCCATACTCTGACTAGGAAGTGTTTCACCCATTTCTTGATTCCAAGTTTTTTGAGCTTCAGGTGTTTGAGAATACTCATTCCATTGTTGTTCGGCATTTGGTATTTTTCCTAATAATTCGTCAGGTCCTACAAAATTACCAAAACCTAACCAGTCCAAAAACCCTAAATAAGTTTTTGTTCTTTTCATTAATGACCTAGTTGCAGGGTTGCCACCAAATAATCTTGGGACACCTGCCCATATTTTTTGACCTAAAGATGCATCAGATTTCATATATTTTAACCATGAATTTCTTACGTCTTTATTTCCCCTAAATAATTTACCCTGTTCTTTCTCAAGAGATTTCATTAATTTTTGTTTCTCTAAGGAAGATAATCCTTTTTCAACGTTAATTATTTTACCTCCTCTACTAATATTTGTTGGTAATTTAATCTCTTTACTTGCTTTAGTAAAAATACCAACAAATTCTTCAACCGCTCTTACTAATGGTCCACCAATTCCAGGTACTTTACCAACGGCAGTTTTTAATACTTGTAATAATTTACCACCCCAAGTAGGTGCACTTTCAACCATTTTAGCAATTGGTCCTCCAGCAACTTTAGCAGTTTCAGCTATTTTAACTGCGTCACCCGCAGCTACGGCTCCTCTAAACGCTCTTGTCGCCTTACCACCAACCTTTAGTGCTCCAACAACAGGTTTGGCTAAAACATCTCCCACATATGGAACAACCGAAATCCAAGATAATAATGCAAATAACTTATCACCTTGACTCCAATAACTAACACCATTAACAAGGTCAACAACTCCTGTTGGGTCAATAATACCTGCAATATCACCAATAGTATTGTACCACTCAGATTCATTAATTGACACACCGTTTTTTGATGCTTGGTCTTTAGTGATTAACTCAAGTTGTCTTTCAGTTATTAATATGTTCGCCATTTAAATTATTTTATTAATAAATATCCATAAAACAAAAAAAAGGGTTGTTAAACCCTTTTATTTAAATTCCATTTCAATTTGTTTATTTCGGTCGACAAAATGTTGAACTCGTTCTTGAGCAACTTTATTGTAATTTTCACTCAATTCAATTCCAATCCATCGTCTTCCACTAATCTCCGCGGCAACCATACTTGTTCCGCTACCACAGAATGGGTCAAGGACAACATCGTTCTTATATGTAAGAATCTTAATTGCTTTTAATGGAATGTCCATTGAGAAAGTTGCTTTAGTTTGTTGTCTTGTGTCGGCAAAATATTCCCACTGCCCGTAAACCAAAGACATAAATTCTTTTTTGTCCTCATCTTGATAAACAGCTTTAGTTTTTATGGTACCATCTTCTTGTTCTAAGTCAACCATCTCAGATTTCCATTGTGGTTCACCTTTAATTTTTTTAATCCTGTCTTTCTTATAAGCCAAGATAACACACTCCTTTGGATTGTAGATGTAAGGACTTGAAGGACTCATCCATGAACCCCAAGCCGTAGTCTTACTTCTGTGTGGTGAGTTTTCATCAAGGTCAACAAGACCATAAAACTTAAACCCGACCTCTTTCATGATGGTCCAAAACTCTGACATAAACAATACTCGTCCACCTCTGTCCTGCACGTTTACTTCGTATGGGATGTTTACGGCAATCCTGCCATCATCTTTTAATGTGTTGTAGGCTTCGGTCAACCATTGTCTTGTGAAGTTCCAATAGTCCTCCATACTCATTCTGTCGTCATGAGTATCATAGTCGATTCCAACATTATATGGTGGTGATGTCACAACCAAATCAACACAACCTAATGGTAATGTTTTCATTACCTCAATACAATCTCCTTGTAATATTTTTCCTGTTTCTATCATTTCATTTAAATTAATTTAGTTATCAATTGAGCCAATTTATATCCTGTGAATGCTCCTATTGCCGCAGAACCAGGTAAGACTATAAATTTACCCAACATTGTTTCATATTTTTTTCTATTAACAATATAAGAAATTAATATATAATAGATAATATAATTCACTAAAACTAAAAAGTCCAGTTCTTTTGACGCAAATACAACAATAGAGTTTCCAAGAAATCCCCACATAAAATTAATAACTGTCTCACGTATTAATTCATTTGGTGTGGTAATGGCATCAAACACACTGATTTCTTTATTAAGACCTGTTTTTTTCAATGGTTTCGATGTGGTGTTGTAAGTACCAGAGCGCCTTTCTGAGGTCTTCAAGTTCTTTATCTTTTCCTTTTTTTCCTGCACGTGATATATATTTTACTGTATTTCCTAAACTAAATCCAAGTTCCCAAGCTTCAATAACTTTGATTGCTTCGTATGGATTATTTTCTCCTCCATAATGTTGGGGATGGTTCACTTGCTCTCTTTCAGGTGGTAACGGTGGATTCCTATGTCCTGGCATATTATGTACTGGTATTGTATATTCACTCATATTCGTCTTGTTTTAATTCTTCGTAAAACCCAATTTTTGGTTGTTGATGGATAACCTCTTTTAAATCTTCATTTTCTTGATGAAGTGGTTTAATTACCATTAGATACATCATCATCGCACCTAACCACATTCCAACACAACCTGCAAGTATTAATTCAACTATTGTACTTTTCATTTTATTATATTTTTGTTTATTTATACGGTTTTAATTACATAGTAATCTTTAGCATATGTAGATTCTTCGATTAAATTTTCATCGAGAAGTTTATTTAATTCGATTCTTGTTTCATTCTCAGGAATTTTTAGAATATATTTTGAGATATAATCGATGTGAATCGGTTGTCTTAATTTAGACAATAATGTTTTAGTTGTTTTAGTATCCATCTATTTAGTTATTATTTCCAAAATTTCTTCATCTGTTTTACCTTCCTCGTGAAGTTTAAATATGTCCCGACTTTTTTGGTCCATAAAAAAAAGAGCATCACTCTTGCCGTAATACTCTTTCAATTTATTATTCTCAAGTGCCGACAAGCTTCTGTCGTAATTAATAAGTCGTTTATTGAATCCCACGACACAAATATAAGTATATTATATTTCAGAGTCAAAGTTTTTTACCTTAACCATGTTAACTATTTGAAAAATATATGCGGTTACTTTTCTTTTCATGAT